TAATGTTTTTTCTTTAGAAATACCTGGAGACAATACTGGAGAATACGAACTTTTTATGAAGATGGAAAATGTTCGATTGTTTCCTGGGGATTATAATGTTAAAATTTCTAGTAAAATGATTACTGAATGGAAACACTCCACTTTAGATCTGACTTATTATATTGCTCTTGAACCTTGATGAATAAAAAATTTTTGTGGGTAGAAGAATATCGTCCTCACACGATTGAAGACTGTATTCTTCCAGTGAATATTAAAAAAACATTCAAAGGATTTATTGAACAGAAAGAGATCCCTAATCTTCTCCTTTGTGGTTCTGCTGGTGTGGGAAAGACCACAGTTGCCAAAGCGGTATGCGATGAGATCGGAGCGTCCTACATTGTCGTTAACGGTTCGGACGAGGGGCGCTTCCTCGATACGGTCAGGAACCGTGTGAGGCAATTCGCCACAACTGTCTCATTGACCTCTGGTGCCCCCCACAAAGTCGTCATTATTGACGAGGCAGACAACACCACCAGCGACGTTCAATTGTCCCTGAGGACCGCCGTGGAGGAGTTTCACGGCAACTGCCGTTTCATCTTTACTTGTAACTTTCCCAACAAGATTATTGATCCTTTGCATTCTCGATGCACCGTGATTGATTTTAAAATCAATAAAGAAGAAGAAGAAAAACTTCAAGCTAAATTCTTTCTTAGATTGAAAACCATTTTAGATGATCAATCTGTAAAGTACGAAGAAAAGGTTTTGATAAAATTGATAAAAAGATTTTATCCTGATTGGCGTCGTCTTTTGAATGAATGCCAACGGTTTTCTTCTACTGGAGAAATATCTAGTGCAATATTAGTAGATGTTGCTGATATTACAATTGATGATCTGTTGAGGTCTTTGAAGAATAAAGAGTTTACTAATGTAAAAAAATGGGTTGTTGAAAATATTAACAATGATCCTAATACAGTATTGAGAAAAATATATGATTGTTTGTACGATCATTTAAAATCTCAATCTATACCAGAGGCAGTATTGATTCTTGCAAAATATCAGTATCAAATTTCATTTGTAGCTGATCAAGAAATTAATATGCTTGCTTGTTTAACTGAAATTATGATGAGTTGTCAATTTAAATAATTTTATGGATAATACTATCGAAGCTAAATCTTTTCCATCTTTTCAGCAATTACTTTGCGAAGAACCTATTATAATACTAGAAAATCCTAAAACGGATAATTATAAAATACTTAAAGAAAAAATATTATCCGAAAATTTTCCGTGGTTTTATTCTGAATATACTACTGATGATGTTTCAGATGTATTATACGAATCAAAAACAACAGAAGAATATCGTAATATTCCTTTTTTTACTCATTGTCTTGTAGAAAGACCTTCCTCAGTATTTCCTGTTAGTAAAGTTACGTCTTATGATATACAACTATATACTGAATGTATTAATGAAATAGCAAAACACAATGAATTTAGAATTAATGTTATATACAGGATGAATGTTAATAGAACAATATATAACGGTAGTTCTTTGTATACAATGCCTCATGTTGATCATGATTTTCCTCATAATAATTTATTAATTTATCTGACTGAAGTAACAGGTGGAGAAATAAAAGTTTATAAAAATGAAAAATGGCATATTTATAAACCTTTAGAAGATGAAATAGTTATGTTTAATGGTCTTCATTGTCACAAAACCGCTCAAAAACCAAATGAACATAGAGTAGCTATCGTCACTACTTTTATATGAAACACATTAAATCGAAAGTTAAAACTACTCCTGAAAATGTTAAAGAAGCTAATGAAGGTCTTTTCAAATCAACAATGAATCTTCCTGAAGCAGCTGCTCATTGTGGGATGACCCAAAGAGAAATGAAACATATCTTTTGGGAATATTTGAAGTATAATCCTCCCACTTATGCCAGTTTAAAAACTGTCCCTAAATCACACCAACTAGATTTTTCTTTGTCTATACTAGATGAAACCCAAGGGAGTATTTGATCATGAAATGCGAAGTGAAATTGTACGTTGCTGGTAAAGTCTTTTCTGAAAAAGTTGAAGCTCGCAATTATCAAGAGGCAAAAGAAGTTGCTCTTGCTCGAAATCCAAATGCAAAAATTATGGGTGTAACTGCAGTATGAAATTTGAGTTGAAAGATTATTTGTATTCGATAAATCAATCTAAAAAAAATATTTTAATCGAAAATCCAACTCAAGAAAATACCTATCCGTCTTTTTTAATTAACAAATGTTTTTCTTTTCATATGGATAGTGTTCTCTATGCAAATGAAATGAATAAAAATTATCATATTGACAAAAAGCTACAATATGATTTTTATATAAATAGTTTGAAACCTAGGAAAAGATATTCTCCTTGGCTTAAAAAACAATCAATAGAAAATATTGAGTTAGTTCAAGAATATTATGGTTATAGTTATAATAAAGCTATAGAATCTTTAAATATTCTTTCTAATAATGATTTAAAAGAAATTAAAAAACTGTTAAATAAAGGCGGAAATCAATGACTAATGAAATTGAAATTGAGTGGAAACAATCTGATATGGTTGAAGTCTCTCTCACCCAACCAGATGATTTTCTCAAAGTTAGAGAGACACTAACTCGTATTGGTGTTGCATCACGCAAGGAGAAAAAACTGTATCAATCTTGTCATATTCTACATAAGCAAGGTAGATACTACATTGTTCATTTTAAAGAATTGTTTGCTCTCGATGGGAAAGCAACTAATCTTTCTTTGAATGATGTTCAACGAAGAAATCGAATTATTAAACTACTTTATGATTGGGGTTTGATATCAGTAATTGATGAATCAAAAATTGAAGATATTGCTCCTTTAAATCAAATAAAAGTATTGGCTTTCAAAGAAAAGGATGAATGGTTCCTTGAAAGCAAGTACAACATTGGTAGAAAAAGAGTAGATTAATTATGGAATACCGTACAAAATTATACGGTATTCCTACGTAGATTTTTTTGACTATTATTCTATATAATATTGAAGGATGCCTATTAGGGTCCTGATATAAACTCGCTTATTTAAGGAGAAATCACATGGCAACTAAATACGTTTGGGATACTTATCCCTCATTCTCAGTAGGTCTAGACGAAATTTTCGATCGTCTAGAGGCAATGTCTGGACACAATACCAGCTATCCTCCCTACAATTTAATCAAGCACGATGGCAGTAATTACGAAATTGAAATCGCTCTTGCAGGTTTTAAAGCAAATGAAATCGAGGTCTCTACAGAACAAAACATTCTCAAAGTTGCCTCTAAAATTGAGAAAAGAGATTCTGAAAGAAACTATTTGCACAAAGGACTTTCCAAACGAGCTTTTTCAAATACCTGGCAACTCTCGGATGATGTGAAAGTTGTTGGAGTTGATTTTGTTGATGGTTTGCTATCAATTAGCTTAGAAAAAATTATTCCCGAGCATCAAAAGAAAACTTTTTATACGGTGTCTAGTGCTAACAGCACTCGTCAATTTTTGGCTGAAGATAAATAATAACGAATATCGTCGGCGCTGGGGTCTGGTTGGCAAAATCCAACCTTGACCCTTTTTTCTTTTTGTGGTATACTGGTAAAGACTATAGAGGTTTTTTTATGAGTACGTCAATTGTTGTTTTAAAAACAGGAGATCAAATTATTTGCGATCTCAAAGAATTATTTGATGGAGAAGGTGAAGATAAAAAAGGAATTTGCTTGTTAATGAAGCATCCATTTTCTTTGTCGATTGTAGAAGTTCCACTGCAAAATGAGGTTGGAACTGATCTACAAGTTAAATTTACTAGATGGTGTCCATATTCTCCAGACGTGGAATTTAAATTGCCTTACGATTCTGTGATGTCTGTTGCTTCATGTGAAGCTAATCTGGAACAAGCATATTTGGAAAAAGTTAATATAGAAGCTCCTGAAAATACAGAAGAGGATTCTATTCCACTGACAGAAACTGAAGTTGTATGATTAAGTTAATTAAATTTGATGGAGATTGGATCATATCAGAACTAGAAGAAATTCCTGACTGTGAAATTGGCGATCCTGATTGTGTATTGAAATACCCTTATCAAATTGAAGGAAATTGCCTAGGGCCTTGGCCAGCATACTCCAGTGAAAGGCAAATTATTATTAGATCATCTGATATTACAGTAATAACAGATCCTAAAAAGTTTAACTATGAACAATATGTTTCACTAGTTTATGATGAAGAAAAACAATCACCATTGATTGAATTAGAAAATGAATTAATTGAGGAAAGTATAGATTAATGAAATTTTACACTAGTGTTGAACAATCAGGAAACATTATTTTTGTTAGAGGTTATGAAAATGGAGAAAAGTTTAATGAAAAAATCTCGTTCAATCCAACGTTATTTTTACCTTGCAAAAATAAATCTGATTGGAAAACCCTAGATGGGAAATATGTTAGACCAATAAAACAAGGAAGTATTAGAGATGCCAAAAACTTTATAGAAGAACATAAAGACATTGAAGACTTTCAAATTTATGGGCAAACTAGATTTCTAAATCAATACATTTTTGAACAATATCCAGAAGATGAAATCAAATACGATATATCTAAAATACGTATTTTCACAATAGATATCGAGACTGGAGCTGAAAATGGATTCCCTGATATAGAATCTGCAGATCAAGAAATACTTTTGATTAGCATAAAAGATAATATAATGGGAAGGATTACCGTGTTTGGAACACGACCTTATAATAACCACGACCACAATGTAGATTACATGCATTTCAATACCGAAACTGGAATGCTAAAAGCATTTTTACATTGGTGGTCGTGCAATTATCCAGACATTATTACTGGATGGAATATTCAACTTTTTGATATTCCATATATCCTTCGTAGGGTTGAACGAATACTAGGTGATAAAGATTCTAAAATTATATCTCCTTGGAATATAGTTTTATCTAGAGAAATTTATATTAAAGGTCGTAAGAATATTGCTTACGATATCATGGGAATTGCTACTCTAGATTATCTGGAACTTTATCGCAAATTTACTTATACCAACCAGGAGTCGTATCGTCTTGATCATATTTGTTCTGTAGAACTTGGTGCCAATAAATTAGATCATAGTGAGTTTGATACGTTCAAAGAGTTCTACACAAAGAACTGGCAAAAGTTTGTTGAATATAATATTCACGACGTTCGCCTTGTCGATCAACTCGATGACAAAATGAAACTCCTTGAACTTGCTATTACCATGGCATACGATGCAAAGGTAAACTTTGAAGATGTGTATTCTCAAGTTCGTATGTGGGATAACATTATCTATGTTTATCTCGCTAAGCAGAACATTGTTATTCCTCCTAAAAAAGATAGTACTAAAGATAACAAGTATGCTGGTGCTTATGTGAAAGAACCCATTCCAGGAATGTATGATTGGATTGTGAGTTTTGACCTTAACAGTCTATATCCACACCTAATCATGCAATATAATCTTTCTCCAGAAACCCTTCTTCCTCATAAGCACCCCAATGCTAATGTCGATCGTCTTTTAAATAAAGAAATAGATTTGTCTGATCTTAATGGTCAGACAGTCTGTGCTAATGGTACATACTACGATACAACTTACCAAGGGTTTCTTCCTAAACTTATGGATAAGATCTATCAAGAACGTACCATTTATAAAAAGAAAATGCTTGTTGCTAAACAGCAATACGAAAAAACTCCTTCCGTTGAATTGAAAAAAGAGATCGCCCGCTGTAATAACATTCAGATGGCACGTAAGATTCAACTCAACTCTGCCTATGGTGCTATC